TGTAAGACTTTTCCCAAAAACCGCTAACGTTCCTGTCCCTCCGGGGATAAAAAACGAACCAACTATTAATGCTATACCTAATATTGTTTTCAATGTCCCTCTCGCACCAGCGACAACAGGAGTGATTTTTATATCTCCGCCACTGACATGTTGTAATTCACTTTCATCAATAGGTGTCTGATTAACTTCAACTTTGTAGTGTTGTTTTGCCATGTGCCCTTCGACATCAGGCCAATTAGAAACTAAAAACTGAACAGCTTCTGCAACTGAATTACAATTAGCCTCTATTTCCTTCCAGCCAAGGAATTTCGCTAAAGGCCCATAGACTTTGATTTTTCTGTTCATTTGCTACGCCTCATTATTATTATTCTACTTTGGATGTAGTAAATACCATTGGGCAGTATCAGGATTAACAATGAAAAAATTTATTCCGATGCTATTGCATGAATT